TTGCGAAATGTAGGTGTTTTCTTTAATGGATAACCAATCTTATCTTTAATAGTATATCCATTCGCAGGAACACCATATGCTAATGCATTTGCCACCGATTGTCCCAATGCATTTCTATACGATGCCGCGGAATTAGTTATTGCATTATACCGTTTTCGTGTAATTACATCACCAGAAGACACTGCTCCTTGTTGTCCATATTGCGGATTATTGGGCTTGTAAAATAATTTTTTATAGCTAGGTTGTAAACCGGGGGGTACGGTAGATTCAAATGTCTGAAATGTTAAACCTGTATTCGCGGTTTGGCTTGTTGGATAGTTTCCGGTTGTTATTCCAGTTGCAGTTTGAATAATATTAGCTGGTATACTAAACTGAGGAAATAAAGGTGCGCTGCTTGCTGGTTTTGTCCAAGTAGCATTTATTGGTACTTGGTATTCGGTGTTCGGATGTATACTATCGTCTGTACGAAATGTTTGCAATTGTACAACATCGGCATTATTGTCATATGTAAGGTTCAACAAAAAGGTAAGTACATCCCTATAGGGGTCTGGATTCAACCCAACCTGTCGTTTTGTGTAATAATGATGATTACTTATCATAGCTGTTTTCAATAAATCGTTTATTTCACCCACGTGATAATAACCACTTGGAATACTAACATCAACGGTGGTTGCGTCAATCCATATATAACTGATAGATGCTCCATCTGCTATAAAATATTTCTTACAATGATTAGAACTATTGGGCGAATATAAATTATTAGACGATAAACTAGAACCCGGTTTGGCAGTTGCATCACCACTGCGAATATAATTATATTGATTTTGTTTAAATGTTAAACTTCGACTGGCTAAATATTGCTGAGAAGAAGTATAATATGTATGTGTATCGCGCGATGTATCAGCGATTTTTTTAATCATACCACTACTTCTAACCCGTCTTCTTGCGTTTTCTTCAGGCGATAAAATAACACTACAATTTTCGTATGTCTCGCAAGAATTATTTGGTACAGTGTTATCAATTGTATTTACTAAACCATATTTATTCGTCGATGAGCTATTATTAATTGTCCCATTTGGTCTATTGAATATATCTATTTTGGTTGACGTACGTACATTACAATTTGAAATGTCTGTGGAAACGATTTCTCTGCGATAAATTTTCAATGGATTTGCTCGAAATTTTAAATATTTTGAATTAGGTTCATCGTTTACTTGATTTTTTCGGATAAATGATTGTATTTGATCAAAAGTTTGGCCTTTCCATTGAACTAGAGGAATTTTATTCATTTGAACTATTGCTGACATATAAACTATACTATATATATAGATTTATTATATAGATAAACGAAATAAATAGTTATTTATTATAGTAAATATCTTTATAATTATGAATTTTTCAATAAATACAAATTGCTTTACTATCAATAATGTATCATTTATGGATTCAAAACAAAATATTGTCATGGACGGGTTATTTACAAAAATTAATTATTTATCAAACTGGTTTACGATGAATAGTATATTTTTGAATATTCCCATCGAATCAAAAAAAATATTTACTGATGATCGATGTATTATTGTTTTTGATCCGTATGCTATTATTAATTTGCCCATAATCAAATTGTTTACTACAATAGAGAATGAATTGCTAGATTATTATTGCTATAGTAAACAAAAAAAACTTAAAAAGAATCTAATGTTATCTAAACAATTATATAATGGTAATTTGAAATTAAATATTGACAATAATAGCGAATCATTTACTAAAGATACAAAAATACTTATAAAAATATCAGGTATATGGGAAACAGCCGATGGAATCGGGATTACATACAAATTGTTCCAAGGAAACACGGTCATCAATTGTTTAAAATAAATAAATCATTTTTTTTGTATTTTCAATGAATAACTGTAGGTTATTTGTTTGTATTTCGACCGGGGGGTCTTGATAAATTGGGGCAAGTTGATTATTTTTTTGTCGGTGTAGATAAATTTTATCCATTATATAAATTTTATAAACATTATTATACGTTATACCAGACATTACACCGACTAAAAAGAAAAATCCACTCAATCCTAACATATCAAATGGAAAACAACAGGAAAGGGTGTATCAATCGTGATAAGAACGGATGTAAGAACATGCATTATGTATTCAACTACTATAAGAAAACAGGAAAAAGACCTGAAAAGTTTAGAAGGGAATACAAATTGGAAAGAATAGCATCAACCACCGAAACAAAAGTGGAGGTTGTCAAGTGTGCTAATGCCTGAAAAGGTGCTTTTACATCACAATAAAAAAAAGAAATGGATGATAATTTTATTTTTTTAAGTAATTTTGTCTCATTTTTCTTTTTAGTCGGTGTAATAATCTCAAATGTAAGTTTCATAATTGTTTCAATATTATGAATATAATAATATTGAAATCTATCAATTTTTCACAATAATGACATCTTCATTATTGGGTTTCTACGATTAGAGTTGAATGGTACATTGCCATTTCTAAAATCGTGTTCTTTATTTAATTCAGGACTCGAATTATGAGGAACTTTAAAATTAATTACATTAACAAACCCGGTTTTCCGATCGTACTCAAATTGTAGATCACGAATAGTATGAAATCCATCGTTAATTTTTTTGACATATTTCATGTATTCGTTTTTATTAACTGTCCGGGTTTCTTTGTCATTTTTATGCATAATATGACTATCAAAAATTTTATAAAAAATACTTCTATCTATGTTCAACTTAGCTGATTGTACGCGTGTTTGAAATGCGTTGTCTTCATATCCCCACGCCCATAAATTTGGAAAACCCTTTGTTTTTTCAAAATCACACGCTTTGATTGATACTATACCTCCTAATGTAAAATTAAATCCATAAAAGTGTTTTACATTACCTTCTATAGTATCATAATCCAATACATTTTTATTATGAGGCATTGTATCTACATCATTGAATACAAGCGTAATATGCTCATAGTCATTGGGATACAGTTGCTTTATGAATAAGAATCCTATATTTTTCATTGCTCCTCGATTAAATTCGCGATCATCACACTGATGCATATAAAAAATTATATATTCCGACTCTTGATAATCGCTCATTATCATTTTCATATGTTCTTTAAATACTAACATATCTTCTTTACGGTCTCTATATGGTACGATGAATATTATTTTAGGTATATTATGTTCACGAATTAATAATTGGATATTTTTTTTTTCCATTTTAATATAATTCAACTATATTTTTAAAATTATATGTTTACGTACAACGTTATGTTTTACAACCATATTTATTAAGGATTTGTGTTGGTAGTAATTGCAGTTTCATTGATTCTAATTTCTTAAAACACTTATTAATTGTTACTTCGCTTACACCGCATATATTCTTGATATCTGTTTTTGTTATTTCCAATGAACAATTCGTGGAAACAAAATATACGATACCTGCAGCAATTGCGTGAGGAATATTATCCGTAATCATATTGTTTTTTTCTATTTTTTTTGCAATGAAATTACTTAATTTAATCAATTCTTGATTCATATTCAAACGACTACAATACCTATCTATAAAGGAACTCGGTAAAGTAATCACTAAATCTACTTGTTTGTCTGGATCTACGTTTCTTTCCATATTATGGACTATACTTACGGCCATTGTACACCCACTGGTTGCACTTGCTTTGTCTAAATAAAATATTTCAGCGATTTCGTGAGCTGTTCTTGGACATCCATTAATTCGACAAGACAAATAAATAGATGCTGCTTTAATACCGTCCCGATTCAATCCCCTAAACATCTTTTGTTCCGAAATATCTTTATGAATCACCATTGCATCATCTATAAATATTTTTGATATTCCAGCATTTTGTGCCATTGTTGTAATAAACTGAAATTCATCATACAATGATTTTTCTTTATGTGGCATAGATTGCCATTCTAACCATTTTCTTATTTTTTTCATTTCATAAGAAGATTTATTATTACATATTATTTTACATCCATATGACGATTGTACAAGCAATGGATTGATCGGATTACCACACCTTGATGGGTCAGTTGTATTTTTATCGTCAGCGCCATAATAACGCCACTCTGGTGAATAATCTAAAATATCTTTGTAGATTATTCCACAATTCGCATTGGTACAAGTAGGAAATCCATCTTCCATAATTGTCAAATACGAGTTGCAGGCGTTGCATAAATTTTCATCTTTAGGCGTTGAATACACACACTCTATTTGTTTAGCTTTATCTAATTCTATTTTATCATTTTTGAAAATATTCCATAAATGTTTTTTATTTATACGTTGTTTATCACTTGGACGTTTTTTCTTTGTTTTTTTATCAATTATTTTAGTTGACTCTTTTTCTTTTTCAACTGAATTATTTTTGACCTTTTCCATAAATTCATCATATTTATCTTGAGGAACATTGATATGGTATAAAATACCGGTATTAACCATTTTTTAAAACGTAATTTATCGTATATTATTATCAATTTTTTTATATCTATATATCAAACGAACACGATAATTATCAGCAATGATAAAAGTACTTGCCAAAGCAGCGGCAGCCAATGTATTAAAAGAAGTGGAAATCATAAAAACTAACGATGTATTGGATGAAACTACGGATAAAGAATGGCGTACAGCAGCAAATATAGCAATTGATAGTATTTGTAGCTACATTCGCAATGGACCAGAATCTAAATGCGGTATGATAGAAACTGGGTATGGTAGCGAACCTTCAATAAATCCAGATGACGAATTAAATAAAAGAGGTATGAAAATGTTAAAAAGATTTTTCGAATCCGCTCCAGATAAATATAAATTTTATCAAATGGTTTCCAGTTATGAAGATGAAAAGAAAACAAAAAAACAAATGAATGGCGGTAAGTACACATCTCCGACAGCACAACCTGCAATGGGTGGACAAATAAGTCAAGATGGGGGCGCAGTAGAAGCGGCTGGTGGTAATCCTGTCCAAAATGCTGCAGATAAAGCCGAAGAAGTGGCTGCTGCGGCGGATGTTGGTGCTCAAACCGATGCGGCTGATGCGATGAGTGCACTTACTCCTCCTGATGTAGGTGTCGC